TATTGGATTAGTGTAAGAGCAATCCAAGGAAAAGCATTATATTTTGAAACTTTGCTTACAGACTACGGTGCTTTGTTTGACAAGCTACCTATTAGTGCATTTGTTTGGAAAGAAGATTACAAAGAAGAAGATCAACTTCCATTAGACACACTCCAAATATGGGATTGCTTTGATTATGATATCACAATAATTAAAAAGCCAATGTTAGCTGATTGCGAATTCTTTGGCAAGGACAAGAAGATGCACAAAGGCAATTATTTGTTTACCCTAGATTCTTGCCATAGAGACAACAGCACACTAGACACAAATTTTTCAGAACATGATCCAGAACACAAATCCTTCAATGTTATTAAATTGGACAATGGACAATTTGCCGCTCAACCAAACAACAGAGTAATTTTTACAGATCAAAGTTTGGTACATCCAGAAAAGAAAATACCTGACTTCAAAGTATGCACACAAAATTACACAGTAGAAAACACACCAAAATGGTCAGTAGGACACACTGACGAATGGTCATACAAAACCAAAGAAGAAGAATCCAATTCTGATTAAGATTAAATAACTGTATGTTAGTACCTAACTTACAGACTTTAGAATTCAAAGAAAAGGCAGATATCTTTACAATGCTTTATCCAGAAGCAGAAGATATCAAACCAATTCTAATTGAAAAAATAAAAGCACAAGGCGATCAACAATATCGTAAAACAAACGTTCAGGCAGACATGACAAAATGGACAATGTTTAATGATGTGGATTTCAAAAAGATAATTGATTTTGCCATTGATGTTACCAAAGGTGGTTTAGTAAGTGTACCGCAAGGAACTTTCTTTGCAACAGATTGTTGGGGAGCAGTTTACAAAAAAGGTGAAAGTTGTAATCCACACGCACATCATCCTGCTGTTTGGAGTTTTGTTTACTATGTACAAGCAGATCCAAAAAATGCTCCATTGGTATTTCCAACAAGTGGTAATGCCATATATCCAAACACAGGACTAATGGTTGTGTTTCCTGGTTGGGTTACTCATAGTGTGCCACCAGAAGAAAGTGATAAAGAAAGATTTATCGTTGCTGGAAATTTAAGTATTGACAGACCACAGGCAACGAGTGTATAATATACAATCAAAAGGAGAATCATCATATGAGTGATAGAACATACGGTCCAGACGAAAAACAAAAACTTGAAAGACTAGTTAACGAAGGTTCACAAGTGTTACAAGAAGTTGAGGACTTACAAACAGGTTTGAAAGATACTGTAAAAGCAGTAGCAGAAGAATTAAATGTAAAACCTGCTTTGATTAACAAGGCAATCAAAATTGCACACAGAGGCGATTGGTCAAAAGTAGCAGATGCTTTTGATGATTTGGAAACATTGGTAGTCACAGTTGGCAAGGACAAGTAGTGGGTATTGTAGAGTTTTTTCGACAAAGTTATAGGAGTCATCCACTTGCTTTCTATTTAGAAATGGTAAGTGCGATCACTGTTATAATTGGAAGTGCGATATTAACCTACACAGTTCTTGCTCCAAGGCCAGACATATTCATTCCATTTTATTGGATTGGAAGTACCACTGGATTCTTTGGTGCATACTACAGAGGGTCAGCATGGGTAATGGTGTTGACTGCTTGGTTTACTGCAATGAATACAATAGCACTTTGGAGACTTTTTCTTTGAAATATATAGTTGACATTGACGGAACAATATGTTATACTGTAAACAGTAACTATGAGGAAAGTCGGCCGTATAAAGACCGCATATTGCGTTTAAACGGCCTATTTGACGAAGGTCACGAAGTACATTACTATACTGCAAGAGGCTCGCAGTCAGGCAAAGATTGGCAAGAATTTACAAAGGCACAGTTAGATGATTGGGGTGTAAAATATACTTCGGTTCGAGTAGGCAAAGAACATTATGATAAATGGATTGATGATAAGGCAATTAATGACAAGGAGTTCTTTAAAGATTGATGTAGTCCTTAAATGGATAGCAACAATCACTCTTATAATAGGAACTTTTATAAATGCAGGTTATCCGCATTTATATCCAATAGGCCCGGCTGTATTGGCACTGGGTGGAGCAATTTGGTTAATAGTTTCTTTTATGTGGAAAGAACCGGCGTTGATAATAACAAATGCAGTCTTGACAATAGTTGGGATTGCGGGTATAATGTTAGCAACGTCATGATAAAGGTACAGTCGGCCATAAGCGACATATTTGGTATTTGTCAGCCTCAAATGACATATAGGAGAAAAGATGAGTTACGTAGACGCACAATTCGATAGAGATCAAGATGTTATTCGTGTAGTCGAAAGAAAAGAAGGTAAAAGAAATTTTACTGAATATCCTGTAAAGTATACGTTCTATTACAAAGATCAAAGAGGAAAATACAAAAGCATTTATGGTGATCCTCTAAATAGAATCGTAGCTAGAAATACAAAACAATTTAGAAAAGAACTTGCAATAAATCAAAACAAAGATTTATTTGAAAGTGATGTCAATCCAATATTTCAATGCTTGAGTGAAAACTATTTGAATGTTGATGCTCCAAAACTGAATGTAGCATTTTTTGATATTGAGACTGACTTTGATCCTGAACGTGGATTTGCTGATCCAAGTGATCCATTCATGCCAATTACTGCAATCACTGTACACTTGCAATGGCTAGACAGTTTGATAACACTTGCACTTCCTCCGAAGACACTTACAATGGATCAAGCAAAAGAACAAGTGAAAGATTTTGACAACACACATCTATATGAAAAAGAAGGAGATATGCTTGAAGCATTCTTAGATCTTATCAAAGATGCTGATGTGTTAAGTGGTTGGAACAGTGAAGGTTATGATATTCCTTATTGTGTCAACAGGGTAAAAAGAGTTTTAAGCAAAGATGATACAAGACGTTTTTGTTTGTGGAAACAACTTCCAAAGAAAAGAGAATTTGAAAAATATGGTAAAAAAGCTGAAACCTATGACTTAATAGGTAGGGTGCATTTAGATAGTTTAGAATTATATCGTAAATACACATATGAAGAAAGACACACTTACAGGCTTGATGCCATTGGTGAAATGGAGATCGGTGAAAAGAAAACTGTGTATGAAGGTACACTCGATCAACTTTATAACAATGACTTCAGAACATTCATCGAATACAACAGACAAGATGTTGCATTACTGGACAAGCTGGATAAAAAATTAAAGTTCATTGATTTATCAAATGAACTAGCTCATGCAAATACTGTTTTGCTACAGACCACAATGGGTGCAGTGGCAGTTACAGAACAAGCAATCATTAACGAAGCACATCACAGAGGATTACAAGTTCCAAACAGGCCTAAACGTGATGAAGAAAATACTGCGGCCGCAGGTGCTTATGTGGCATTTCCTAAAAAGGGTGTACACAAATGGATAGGATCAATGGACTTGAATTCACTGTATCCTTCCGTTATTAGAGCATTGAACATGGATCCAGCAACTATTGTTGGACAACTTAGACAAGACTTAACACAGGCATTCATTGATGATCAAATGACATTACAAAAGAAGTCATTTGCAGGTGCTTGGGAAGGTAAGTTTGGCACACTAGAATATACTGCGGTTATGGAACAAAGAAAAGATGTTGACATAACTGTTGATTTTGAAAGTGGTGAAAGTGAAATCTTAAGTGCCGCGGAAGTTTACAAATTAATATATGATAGCAATCAACCATGGATGCTGACTGCAAATGGTACTATACTTACAAATGAATTTGATGGTGTTATTCCGGGCTTGTTAAAACGTTGGTATCAAGAACGTAAAGAATTGCAAACAATGAAGAAGAAAGCCATTGACGCAGGTAATCAAACAGAGATTGCTTTCTGGGACAAAAGACAGCTGGTTAAGAAGATTAACCTAAATAGTTTATATGGTGCAATACTAAATCCTGGTTGTAGATTCTTTGATAAACGTATAGGACAGTCAACTACACTTACAGGCAGAGCTATTGCAAAACACATGGCGGCAGAAGTAAACAAAGTTATTACAGGTACATATGATCACGTAGGTGATAGCATTATATATGGTGATACTGACTCGGTGTATTTTAGTGCGTTCCCTATATTGAAAAAAGAAATAGAAGCAGGACAGATTCCTTGGACCAAGGATAGTGTCATTAAATTGTATGATCAAGTTTGTGGAGAAGCAAATAAAACATTTGGCAAGTTTATGATGGAGGCATTTCATTGTCCTAAAAGCAGATCAGATGTGATTGCGGCTGGTAGAGAAATTGTTGCAGAGTCCGGATTGTATATCACAAAGAAACGTTATGCGGCATTGATATATGATGATGAAGGTGAACGTAAAGATGTAGATGGCAAGCCAGGAAAAGTAAAAGCTATGGGTCTTGATCTTAAACGTTCAGACACTCCAGTATTCATGCAAGACTTTTTAAGTGAAATATTAATGATGGTGTTGCAAGAAAAAAGTGAAACTGATATATTGGAACGTATCAGTGAATTTAGAACTGAATTCAAACTTCGTCCTGGTTATGAAAAAGGATCGCCTAAACGTGCAAACAGAATAGGTGATTACATGAGAAAGGAACAACGTGAAGGCAAAGCAAATATGCCCGGACACGTTCGAGCAAGTATAAACTGGAACACATTAAAAAGAATGAACGGTGACAAATATTCGCAAGAGATTGTTGATGGTATGAAAGTTATTGTATGTAAACTTAAAACAAATCCATTAGGATATACAAGTGTTGCATATCCAACAGATGAACTACGTTTGCCTGATTGGTTTAAAGAACTTCCATTTGATAATGATGCTATGGAAGAAACTATCATTGATAATAAACTTGGAAACTTGATTGGTGTGCTAAACTATGACATAGCAAGTACATTACAAAAGAACACATTTAATAACCTTTTTGACTTTGGAGGCGCAGATGAAAGCTAAAAGAAATAGACTTGAAAGAAAGCTGGACGAGTACAATCATATAATGGAACTTATAAGAACCATTGTACCGATTGCAGTTTTAATAATACAAGTAATCATCTTAATGAAGTTGGTATAGTATGGCAACACACGGAATGATAGACTTAGAGACACTAGGCGTTGAGCCGGATAGTGTTATTATCACAGTAGGAGCAATTAAGTTTGATCCTTACACTGATGAAGAGCCTCATAATGGATTATATCTACGTTGTGATATTGAAGAACAATCAGAACAACTAGGCAGAACCATAGACGACAATACAATGGAATGGTGGACCAAACAACCACAAAAAATTCAAGACGAAGCATTTGGAGAACACAAGGATCGTGTCAACATGGATCAACTTACAAAAGCACTCAACAAGTTCTGTGTGGGTGTTGACCAACTATGGTGTCAAGGTCCGTTGTTTGATTATGCAATATTACAAAATTTATACAAGAACATTAAAAAGCCTTGTCCGTGGAACTTCTGGCAAATCAGAGATAGTAGAACTGTCTTCAGCATGATGCCAAGTGATCCACGTAAAGCAATACAGGAAGAAATGCACAATGCACTAGCAGACTGTTATTATCAAGCAAAATGTATTCAATCAACATACAAACATTTTGGAGTTACAAATGGATCTAAATGAAGAAATGAAAAAATATATGGAAGAAAACAAACAAGTGTTTCTAAGCGAGATGAATAAAATTCACGAACGGTTAGACAAAATAGACAACGAAGTTGAAGGTTTAAAAATAAAACTAGAAAAACATATTAGTTTCATTGATGAAACATATGAAGGTTTACGCAATCCAATCGAAGGAGTAAAAAGATGGCTGGGGAGATAGAAGAAATCTTAGCTGAGCTAAGAGAATATCGTGAAGAACTTGTACACAAAAATTATCCTATGGGTAGGATAAATGAAATAATCATGAAGTGGGAAAACAAATCTGTAAAGGTTATAAACAATGATGACGACATGGAACTTGCAGATGACACATACTACGACATGGATCCACTTGGAGAAGAAGATTGAAAATATTATTAACAGGTAGCAAAGGATACGTAGGATCACATTTATTGCAACACTTGAAAGCACATCAAGTATACACAATAGACAAGTCCGACGGCAACGATTTGGTAACCTGTGATTTAAATTATGATGTGGATTTGGTAATACATTTAGCGGCATCTTCTGGAATCAGAAAGAGTTTAGAAAATCCTAAAGAATACTGGAAGAACAATGTAATTGCAACCAAAAGGATATTTGATCATTTCAAAGACACAAGAATCATGTATGCAAGTTCAAGCACTTCAAAGGAACCAGAAAGAAATCCTTATGCACTTACTAAAAAGACTGTGGAAGAACTTGCACCAAGAAACAGTTTAGGTTTACGTTTTTGCACTATATATAGTAACAGTCAGCAAAGGCCCAATATGTTTATCCCTAGATTACTCCGCAACGAACTTTCCTATATCCATTCAAACCATAAACGAGATTTTATACACATTGATGACGTGTGTAGTGCCATTTGCTTTCTTATGAACAGAGATGTAAAAGGAGTAGTTGATATTGGCACAGGTGAAAGCACACCATTAGGAGAAATTGTAACCTATTTAGATCTAGAAGTTGATCGAAAATTGGGGGACGAACATGAAAGGTTATGCAATAAAGCAGACATTTCAACATTAACAAATTTAGGATGGTCACCAAAAGTAAAACTATTTGACTACCTAAGTCAACAAAAGGACTTGACTAAATGACAAATCTTTTGTACAATAAACAATCTAAGGAGAAAAACTGATGAAAGACATCTTACAAGATATGGTTGCTCATACACACTCACTAGGATTTTTGAATCTAGTGAAAGTGACAGGCGATGATCAATCTACACAAATTGATAGTATGGCAGAAGATAGAAGTGTTATCTTAACTGCAAATACAAAAAGCCCTGTGAATGAATTTGCGGCAACGTTTGGTATGCCCAATTTGGATAAACTTGCTTTGCATTTGAAGAATCCAGAGTATCAAAAAAATGCAAAACTTTCCGTTGAGAAAGCAACAAGGAATGGTGAAGAAGTTCCTACACACATTCACTTTGAGAATGAAGCAGGTGATTTCCAGAATGATTACAGATTTATGAATCAAGAGATCATCAACGAAAAACTTAAGAGTGTTAAGTTTAAAGGTGCAAGTTGGGAAGTAGAAATTGAACCAACTATTGCAAGTATTCAAAGAATGAAGTTGCAGAGTGCGGCACATTCTGAAGAAACTGTGTTTACAGTAAAAACTGAAAATGATAATTTAGTATTTTACTTTGGTGATCACAGTACACACGCAGGATCATTTGATTTTGCAAAAGGTATTGCTGGAGCACTTAAACACGCATGGAGTTGGCCTGTTGCACAGGTACAAGCAATACTTGGACTTGATGGAAAACTTACAATGAAGATTTCAGATCAAGGTGCTATGCAGATAACAGTTGATAGTGGACTTGCGGAGTACAATTACATTTTGCCTGCACAGTCTAAGTAGGAGAGGATAGTGAATACAAATCTTACTAATGCACAAAAAGATTATGCAGTTTTTCTCCCTGCCATTAGTGGGTTTTTTGCAACCTTTGTAGGTAAGCAAAGATATGAGGAGTACGTAGAAAGATCACGTATTCCTAAATCCTTTCCAACAGAAGTAGAAAGTCTAAACTGGCTTGAACCTAAAGCTAGTATGTTCAACTATCATTGGAGTTTATATTCGGCAGGACACGCCGAGTTAGATGTAAACAAAAACTCTCCAAAAGAAGACATGATCAGAAACAGAGATCGCAACAACAGTTGGTTGCTTGGAGATTCAGGAGGCTTCCAGATAGGTAAAGGTGTTTGGGAAGGTGACTGGAAAGATCCTAACTGTCCTAAAGCAAAGAAGAAACGTGAACAAGTTCTTACTTGGATGGACAAGTATATGGACTATGGAATGATACTTGATATTCCTGCATGGGTGTCAAGGTCAGAAGCTGGACAAAAAGCAACTGGAATCACTACGTATCAAGAAGCCGTTAACGCCACAAGAATAAACAATGACTATTTTATGAAAAATAGAAATGGTAATTGCAAGTTCTTAAATGTATTGCAAGGTGAAAACCATACAGATGCAGAAGATTGGTATCAACAGATGAAAGACTATTGTGATCCTAAGAAATACACAGATCACTTTAATGGTTGGTCAATGGGTGGCCAGAATATGTGTGATATACACTTGGTGCTTAAAAGAATTGTTGCATTACGTTTTGATGGTTTGCTGGAAAAAGGATTGCATGACTTTATGCACTTCTTAGGAACTAGTAAATTAGAATGGGCAGTATTATTAACAGACTTACAAAGAGCAATTA